GTGGTGATGTATATTGTAGTTTGTTTCCATTTTTATCCATCATATATACTAATGAACGCTTACCAGGGTCGCAACCTACAATATTTCTACCTTTCAAACTATCTAATTGTTCTATGGATAAATCTTCAATGTTATAAAAATCTTGTTCTTCTAAAACGGGCACTCTTGAACCCCATTTTTTATCTTTCAAATCTTTTCTGATAAACAACAAACAACAACTAATTCCGTCAGTTTGTATTTGGTTATGAAATTGATAATGTTTATTTTTGAATATTTTATTTTTCAGGTCTAAAAAATTAGACCATACTTCATTTTGATTATCTTTTATATTACTTAATAATTCACCCTTCTTCACTTTATTACCTTTACTATCTTTTTCAGGACAAAATAAATTTATCAAACTTGCTGTATCAATAATAATATGTTTTGGAATGATATTGTTTCGTAATGGTAAAGGTTGAAATAATTTATTTTCTTGTTTTTCTAATACTGAATTCATATACAACATTCCATTCAAATACTCAAATGGTCTAACCTTAATATCATAGTGAATTGACTTTTTAATTTCAGTAGGTAAAATGTTATGTAAATGAGTGAGTTTCCAGTTAGAAAATATTTCATCCGTTTCATTCAATTGTAATAATTGTTTTTTGAATTGGAATAAAGTTGCTTTATCTTCGGTAATTTCATTGGTGGTTTTATTTATAAATCGTAAGAAATGCTGAATAAAATGTTCTTGGAAATTATTATGTAAAGAAGTATGTATTTGCGTTGCTAAATAGGGTAGTAAGAAAGTAGTATTTTTCAAATTAGTTTTCTCGTGGTTCAATAAAGGTTGATATTCGGTTTTGTAAAATGTATCTAACATTTCTAATAGTTCAGTATCCTTTCCTTTCTTCCCTCTATTATCACGACTACCTAATGATTTAATACAATACAAAATAAATGTTTCATCTATGATAGGCAATGGGGAATTATTTGTATAACAATTCAAAATATACAACCGAATAAATTGATAAGTATGAATAACTAAATCATTCATTTCAAAAACTAATTTGTTAATGACTGGTTGTATCGTATCGCGATGAAGAAGAATAGTTTTGAGTGGTATTTTGAAAGTTTTATAGGCAGATTTTTCATTATTCCTAAATTCTTGGAATGTGTCCTTTGGTTTTTTCTTTTTCACCATTCTATATATTTACTAAAGATAATAATTTTAAGTAGTTTTAACGAAAAAACTTCTAAATATTTACATTTTCTTTAATTTCATTTTTATTGTCTTCTATTTTTTCTTTCTTTTTTAGATATGCTCTCTTATTGTATTCTTGTTTTTTTTCCTTTGGTATATTGCTGTTGTAATTTGTTTTTTCTTTATATTCTCTAACTTTTTGTTTAATTTCTTCTTTATGTGTTTCATAAAATTTTTTACTTCTTTTAGGTGCTGTGTAATTTTTTAATTTTTCTTTCAATAAGTCAATTTCTTCTTTCAAAATAGTATTTTCCTTAATAAGTTCTTCGTTATTCATTAAGGTATTATAATAAATTATTTTTATATATTTTTTACTATATAAAAATCGGCGTTTAAAATGTTAAAAGGTGTAATATGCTGTTTTTATTTTACACCTTTGGACATTTAAGTTCGCATAAAATATGATTTGTTTTTTATATAGTAAAAAATATATAAAAATAATTTATTATAATACCTTAATGAATAACGAAGAACTTATTAAGGAAAATACTATTTTAAAAGAACAAAATAACTTAGAAAGACCAAGTTATTTATGTAGAAAAACAAGTAATCAAGCAGTTTTAACGAATTGCTATAAACAAAATATACATAGAGAATGAAAAATCTCTAACTTTGAAATATTTAATTCGTAATTTTGTGCGAATTTAAATGTCCAAAGATGTATAATTATACTCGTTATAATTATAAACATGGAATATCCGAAACTCATAGAAAATTCCGCCAAAAATTATTTATTCCAAACATTAAAACAATGTCATAACAATCGCACGACCATTTATTATTATGTATTTAATATTGGTATTTTTATCATATTTATCACTATTGTAGGCATAACCTTATATTATTGTAGTAAAAATAAAATAAGTGATTTAGAAAAAAGGAAAAAAATGTTGCGCGACCAAGAATATATTTTAACAAAAATACGATTTTATAAAGATGAAGTTGCTACGCATAATGAAAAAACAACCGATATTACCAATTTACCGATGGCGAACCGGGATTGGTAAATATAAAAAATTGAATAGTTTATTGTATTTTATTTATATATTACACAGCTAAACACTTATTTTACCCCCAATCGATTTAAACACTTATCGCTATATACAATCATACTTCAAAATGTCTGATGTCGATTATAAAACCGTCGTATCAGAAGACAATCTCATTGAAAAGACAATGATCACATTACTTTCAAACAATGAAGTCCCGAATTTAAATATTATAAATGAAAACGAAACTTTTGGAATATTAAATATTAAAATGAAAAAAACAAAAAAAACCGAATTTCCTATTTTACTTATCTTTACGGTTGATATTACCGGCTCAATGAATGAAGCCGCATATAATAATGTATCCAAACTCGATGTTGTAAAACAAACCTTTAAAAGTATGGTTCGTTATATTGTATCCTTAGATACTACGAATATACAAATACGTGTTCATGCGTTTAATGAAGATGTAAGTGTAGTCATTGATAACACAATTGTAAATAAAGAAAATGAAGAAACTATATTGTCTATTATTCAATCCTTACAAGCAGATCATTCTACGAATATTGAAAAAGCATTACAAGTTGCGAATGATACCATTACAACTATATTAGAAAAAGAACCTACTTTACAAGTCAGTCATATATTTATGACTGATGGCGACCCTACCGCGGGCGAATGTAATCCGAGTAAATTAGCGGCGATGGTGAACAATCATTTTCCTAATGTATTTATTGGATTTGGGTTTTCCCATAATGTAGTGTTATTAAAACAATTAAGCGATTATGAAAACTGCGATTATTTATTTGTAGACAATATGGAAAAATCGTCCTTGGTTTATGGCGAAACACTTCATCGATATATATATCCTGCTTTGAAAAATGTAGAAATTGTAATCGACAATGGAATGATATATGATTGGAAAACGAACATTTGGGTGAAACGACTCGTAGAACCAATCATTGTAGGCGAAATTGAAAAGATATATCATATCAAAACAACTCAGCCAACTTCGGTATGTGCTGAATTATATGGTATCGTATGTTCTACTGCTGAAATAGGAAACCCAACGGATTATAATATACTTTCGGGTGTATTAGAACATTTGAAATCTGTATCCATCTCCCCTCCATCATCTCTTATCACTACATTTGAAACGAACGCCGAATTGACCAAATATATGTTTCGACAAAAAACATTGGAATTATTATTCAAATCAAAATCAATTGTAGATAAACGACAAAAAAAAGACTTCAAAGACGAATTAAAGATATTTTTCAAAACAATGCGAAAGTTTATGAAGATTCGTCATTTATATAAAGACAAATTTCTATTACATTTGTGCGATGATATAAGTATTATGTATCATTCCATCGGTACACAATTCGGTATGATGTATACTACCGCACGTCAAACTTCGCAAGGAAGACAGTATACATATACTTCTACGCCGACCGCGAGAAAGGATAGAGTACAAGATGTGGATCAGGATGATGGTAATAATTTTGATGAGCAATTATTATCTATGAAATCCCCCTTCACAAAATTGTCTTCCATTCATTCTATAATCAAACCAGAAGAAGATAATGATACAACGTATAAACTTTCTCCGCCTAAATTAGTTCGTAGTTATACGTTCAGTAAAACAGACGATAATGAGATTATGAACCATTTACATTCTGTATTAAATAAGCAGATGGAAAATGTAGAGGATGAGAATGACGTTGAGGAATACGATATAGATAAGTATAAAATATCAAACGATACAACGAGTTGTTATGCGACACCTAGTTCAGTGAATACTATGACGCAAGTAAGCCAATTCTAAACACCTAATAAAAAATGGCCTTTTGTCGCCATTTTTTATGGAAATTATTATATTTATAAAAAAAGATAATAAATACATAGATAACTTATTACATATAATTCATGGATACTGAAACTAAAATACCCGATAATTTTCGATCAGTAATAATTGATTTTACAAAAGATTTATCCATCACTTTTCCTGAGTATTCTTCTTTATGGACAACGTGGTCATCTCCCGATAAATTTACAGAAGAAGAAGTCAAAACTGTATTTGATTATTGTTTGGGTGTTTTTCCAGAAAGATTTTTTGATATTTTATACCAAAATGAAGACATTTTCAAGCCAGACAGTAATACCAATACTATCTTTTTACCAAATGTAGATTTCAAATTATTGTTCAATTGTGAAGGTTTATCCGAAAATACCAAAAAAACCATGTGGAAATATTTACAATTGTTGTTATTTACAGTGGTTGGTGGGGTAAAAGATAAAACCACTTTCGGTGATACAATGAATATGTTTGAAGGCATAGATGAAACCGAACTAAATGATAAATTAAAAGAAACCATCAGTGGTATTAGTGAATTTTTTTCCAATATAACCAATGAAACTCCTGGTGAATCCACTAGCGAAGAAAATTTTGAAATGCCCGATATGAGTAAAGTATTTGAAAATATGCCTGGCGGAGAAGAATTCAAAAAAACATTCGATAAAATGGAGGGATTACCCAATATGGAAAATATGCAAGACCATTTAAAGAGTTTATTTGACGGTAAAATCGGTAAATTAGCTCAAGATATGGCGGAAGAAATTTCCGGTGAATTTAAAGATATCTTGGGGGATGAATCAGAAGATATCAAAGATACATCTGATGTAATGAAAAAATTAATGAAAGACCCTAAAAAAATTATGGATTTGATGAAAAAAGTAAGTGGTAAATTAGATAACAAAATGAAGAGCGGCGAGATTTCTAGAGATGAAATTATGAAAGAAGCGAGTGAATTATTTGGTAAGATGAAAGATATGGGTGGAACTGAGCAATTCACCGAAATGTTTAAAAATTTAACCAAAAGTATGGGTGGAATGGGTAAAAATATGCGTATGGATACCAACGCATTAGACCGTATGACGAAACAACAAGCGACTAGAGAGCGCATGTTGAAAAAATTACAAGCGAGAAAAGAATCCGCCGCGTTAGAAAATCAAATGCGCGCTCAACCCGCACCGCCAGTCGCATATAGTTTACAACAAAATCAACAAACGAACAATCTAGTATTTAGATTAGATGGTGAAGCCGCCCAAGAAAAGACATATATTCATCCGGATTTATTAGCAGATATGGAAAAAGATGAAAAAGCAACCAAAGAGGGAAAAGATAAAAAGAAAAAGAAGAAGAAGGGCAAGAAATAAGTTTTTTCTATTATTTCTTTTCATTTAGTATATTATAGAAGATGGGATTTTTTACAAAATATATTCATATGCCAGCATTCATATTAAGTTTAATTATTGGATTTATCGCGGTATATTTAACGATGCCAGATACTAGAAAGATTTACGTCTATCCTACACCGGAAAATGTTAGTATCTTACAATATAAAGACAAAGCAAACACATGTTTTTCATTTAAACAAACCGAAGTGCCTTGTCCAAAAAATAGTGCGGATATAAGTGTTATTCCAGCACAATCATAAATTCTTTATTTGTAAATTTATTATTGTTCTTATATTATATAGATACATAATATAATGAATTTAAAAAGATTAATTAGTTCAGCCTTAGGAAAAATCATATTATCAATATTATTGGGTTTAGGTTTAGCAAGTTTATTTAGAAAAGCATGTACCGATAAAAATTGTTTAGTATTCAATGGTCCAATTATAACGGATATTGAAGGAAAAACATATAAACACGGCGATAAATGCTACAAATATACTACGACTCCGGATAAATGTGATACTACAAAACGGATTATTGATATAGGTTCTCCTGAACATAAACAATAATTTTACAATCAAATTCGTTAACTATACAATCTTTAGATAATTTACTATTGTATAGTTATAAATGGAAAAAACAACTAGAATCGCTGATTTACCGGAAAATATAACCGTTCAAATGCCGTCATATAATCCTAATATTAATCAATCATCTCCACAACAAAACCAATTATTTGAATCTCCTACTAATTACACCCCTATCAATGTTCATCCAAATCCCTATGGAATTTCTGTTCAAAATCCTATCATGCCTCCTCCACAACAACCGATTACTCAACATACCAATTCCATGAACCAATTTGAACAAATTACAATTCAAAAACCTAAACATTATATCAATGAGCAACAACAATTAGAACTACAAAATATGCAGCAGCAACGATTACAATCGCGTGATATTCCTATTGATACCATTACATACTCAAACGACGAGCAAGTTCAACCGAATTATATTCCAAAAGTCAATGTGAATAATGATTATATTCGCGATTATGAACAAACTACTGAAAAACATATTCGCCAACACGAAGAAAAAAAATATCGCGAAAGTAAGATTGACCAACTATTGACCGAATTTCAAACCCCTATCTTTATTTGTATCTTGTTTTTCTTATTTCAATTACCTATCATCAATACTCTCATATTCAAAAGGTTCTCTTTTTTGAGTTTACATAATGCGGATGGAAATTTTAATTTCAATGGATTGGTATTCAAAAGTATATTATTTGGTTTATTGTATTATAGTGTTCAAAAGCTAACTACATTTATTAGCGAAATATAATATATATACGTATACACATACATATTAAAATAAGAAACCCCAATCTTTTTTCACGGGTTCAATACTTGCCGATGCAATCTTGGTTTTCGTATTTTTAGAGTTTTTTCGAGTATAATTTTTAGAATGTGTAGTTTTATTTCTACCAGGCATATATTTTAAAAACCATTTTTCGTATTCCAATGTATCTCTAGTGAGTTCTTTATGTTTTTCTGCCTTTTCCGCACGTATATCTGCGAGTGTTAGTTGTACTCCTATACAATCAGCATTCAATTTATTCAGTATCCCATCATTCTCTAATTTATGTGTTTTTTCAATATCAAATAAATATTTCGCCATACATAATAATTTATCTTTATTATGTCGTGTTTCATTTGTGTAAATAAAAGCAAAATACAGGTTCATAATAGTATAAAGAGTAGCAATTTTTATTTTTTGTTTATGAATAGTTATGGTATTATAATTATGACAAGCTAATGTTGAATAAATATTCACTACACTTTTATTATTTACAAAAATTTCCATAGAATCTGGAATAATTTCATGAATACCATCATGTTTTACAATTTTTATATGTTTATACTCTTTCGAATATTCGTATTTATATTTTAATTGCGTTTTAATATCCTCAGCGGCTTTGTCGATATTCTCCATTAATACATCAAAATCCGCATGATGTTCATTATATTTATTATGTATAGTGTCATATTTTGAATATAAACTAACAGCATAACCACCAAAAAATACTGCTCCCATTTCTATCAATGTATCTCTAACATCTAAATAGAGTCGCTCTGCATAATCATCTTTATCTGTTTTTATTCTTTCAAAATCTATTTTATTGCACTTTTCATTATTTACATTCAACGGATAATGTTTATTCAACAAATTCAAACGTTCATAGACTTTTTCCCAACGTGAAATATCTCCTCGGGGTCTAGATAATTCTAAATACATATTCATTCTTAAAAAATTAGGTGGAGCATAATGTATTCCTTTTATTTTTATACTATCTTTTTGCAATGTTTTAAATATAGATGTATGCATTTGTGTGATATCCGCAATAGGTAGAAAATTCACAAATACTTTATATGTTCCTAAATGAACCCCCGCTTTGGCTTCTATTTCAATATATCCATTTTTATAATAAATATCTGCTAATTGTTTCGCATCTTCCATAGCATTTTTACTATAAAAATCATAATCGGGAATTTCAATATCTGTATTATAAAATTGGTCTTCTTTTGGTAATATATTATTAATGGCTGTTCCGCCATAACATACTAATTTCTTTTTTCTTAAAAATTGTTCAAGTATAGTAATAATTTTTTTTACTTCCGCATTATTCGCCATTTCTCTACCGACTAATTCTTCCGTTTTATCAATAGCATTTCTTAATATAGCTTTTTCACATTCTTGGAATGTCATGTCGTTATTACATTTTTCATTCATTATTTTATGCGATTTACTTTTTGATTTCCTATATTTATTATATTTCATTATACAATATATAAATATAATAATTAGGTACTTTCGTCTTCTTGTTTCCTTTTATCTAAATATTTCAATATAGTAGCCATAGGCACTATACCCGCTTTGTTTTCATTAAATATATTTTCATATTCACTTAGTTTTGAATCCTTCTTATAGAACCTGTAAGTAATAATTTGAACACTATGTTCATTTACGAATGGTATAAATGAAGGATTTGATATTTGTTTCACATCATAATCAGGAAGCGCTAATTTTATATATTGCGTATCCGTGTAAGTATCATTAACTATCCGTGGGTGTATTATTTTTTCATTTAATATATCATTATATCGTTGAATACCTATTTGCGCATTACCACTTTCAATATTCATTATTTTGGTTAAATCATAGCAATTTGTTTCATTTTTTGCGCAGGATGTATAGTTTTTATAATCATAATTCACCGAACTATCTACGATGATAATGACTTTTCCCATAATATCTTGAATTCTAGTTCCTATATTGATTGGTTTGTTATAAATACTTTCTTTGATTACGTATAATGATTTTGCGACTAATTTATAAATATCATTTGTAGTCGATTTCATTCGTAAATGAACAAATACGGGATCTGAACGATTGGGGGAACTATTACTAAAGGCATTTGTTATCACCGTAGTCAATACATCATCTAATAATAATGAATTCTTACTATTGATACTTTTGAATGTACTATCTGTTGAATATGCGACTAGCGGTTTCTTGTCAATATTGAATACTTCAAAATCCAAAAAACGACAACCTCTAGATAAGACGTATTTTACCATATCTAAGTTCATATAATTTCCTGTAAACGCAGTATTATAAGATGCCTTCATTACAAATTCTTTCAATGGTAATGTAGCATCGGTTTTAGAAATGGATTGAATAATAACTGGTTCTTCTGATTTGAGAGAATTGAATTCTAATTCTTCATTTGATAAAGTCGGGTTTTCCAAACCTTCTTTCGCAAATAATTGTTCTATTTGTATTTTGTGTTTTAAAAATCGATACACTATATAAATAAAAATAAATATGGTAATTACGATTAATATTTTTTTATAAATTTCCATAATAAAATATATAACGATAATAATATATATAATATAATATAATTTATAATGGCTGGAGGATTACTAAATATAATTTCAGTAGGCAATAATAATATCATTTTAACCGGAAATCCAAGTAAAACTTTTTTTAAAGTTACTTATTCTAAATATAGTAATTTCGGATTACAAAAGTTTCGTATCGATTATGATGGTTTAAGAGATTTGCGATTAACAGAACCTTCTACTTTCACTTTTAAAATTCCACGATATGCGGAATTATTGATGGATACCTATTTGGTAGTCACTTTACCTGATATATGGAGCCCTTTACATCATCCTACAACAGATACAGATAGACGTTGGGTTGCCTATGATTTCCGCTGGATAAAAGATTTAGGAACACATATGATAAAAGAAATAACGATTACATGTGGTTCATTAACTCTTCAAAAATATTCAGGAGAATATTTGGCTGCTATGGTTGAACGCGACTTTTCAGCGGAAAAGAAAGATTTATTCAATAAAATGTGTGGAAATGTCGTCGAACTAAATGACCCCGCGAATAATTTTGGTCGTGCGAATACATACCCTTCCGCATATTATACGAATAATACTGCTGGTTCCGAACCATCTATACGTGGCAGAAATTTATATATTCCTATTAATACTTGGTTTACATTAGATAGTAGATGTGCGTTTCCATTAATCGCATTACAATATAATGAATTAGTTATTAACGTAACCCTACGCCCTATACAAGAACTATTTCAAATTAGAGATGTTTATGATATTGGAAATAAATATCCTTACATTCAACCAGATTTTAATGAAAGTCGATTTCAAATGTATCGATTTTTACAAACTCCTCCATCCACCATCATATCCGCCGATTTTTACACCAATAAAATATCCACATGGAACGCAGATGTTCATTTAATGGCTACCTATTGTTTCTTATCAAAAGACGAAACGCAATTATTCGCTTCACAAGACCAGGTATATTTAGTAAAAGATGTATTTCAATATGATTTTGAAAACGTCACTGGAACAAAAAAAATAAAATTAAATTCGAATGGTATGGTTGCGAATTGGATGTTTTATTTACAGCGTAATGACGTAAATATGCGTAATGAATGGAGTAATTATACAAATTGGCCATATAGAACACTTCCTGCTGGATTAGAAAGTGCTACAACTTCTAACGCATTGATACCCGAATCTTATAAAGTAGATATTACTGTTGGTCCTGGGCAAGACCCTAATGATAAAATTAGAACAGGTATCTATTTGACTGGTGATTTTAAAACGGATAATTACCGCCATATTTTAGAAACAATGGGTATTTTATTCAACGGCGAATATCGCGAAAATATATTAACACGGGGCGTATATGAATATATCGAAAAATATACTCGAACCGCAGGTAGTGCTTCCGAAGGATTGTTTTGTTATAATTTTTGTTTAAATACAAGCCCGTTTGAATATCAACCATCTGGCGCAATCAATATGAGCAAATTTAAAAATATTGAATTAGAAATTACGACATTTGTCCCTCCAATAGATACATTGAATTCTAGTTTTGATATCATTTGTGATACCAGTGGAAACGCCATCGGTGTTCGTAAATCAAATTGGAAATTATATCAATACAATTATAATATGACTTTGTTTGAAGAACGATATAATATTTTGTCATTTATTGGTGGAAATTGTGGAATGATGTATGCTCGATAAATTTTGGGTAAGATCTGCGAAAATTTATAGTATATTATATTATACGTATAATATAATATATAATGAATGAACAAACTATATGGAACAAAGAATTATTTAGTAATAAACAACCAGAAAAAAATATAGATGATGATAATTTTCAAACCATGAATATGATTTATAAAATCAAAAAAATAAAAAAATCTAAAAAACCAAAACCAGAAAATTATAAAAAAATAGAGACATTTGATACGCTCCGTGTAAATGAACCGATTGTCGAAGGGGCTACAAATCAAAATGACCCTGATTTTTTAGGATTATCTGATAAGAATTATGATGGTGTTGATAAACCAGATAAAGGTATTAGAGATGACCCTCGAAAACAACTGAAAGCAGGGGTAGATGAAATATTTAAAAAGATAGACAATTTCAATTATGAAAAAGCAAAACTAATCGCGATCGCTTTCTCTGGTTCAAATAAACCATCACAAAATGATATAAATATTCTAAAAAAATATATCGCTTGGTTTGAAACTATTTTAATTAGTTATTTCGCTTGTTATAATTGGTTCTTTTTGATGTATTATAGATATAATAATGAAGACGCACCCATCGCAGATGCTCCTGACTCCGCAAAAGATGCGTTTAAAAAAGATAAATATGGGTATCGTGTATTTGGTAAAAGAATTGATACTTATTGGATACAAAACGCTTCCATCGATAGAAAAAATCCAGTAGCTATATTTTATAAAATCATAGATTACTTTTTTATTTATTCTATCATGTTTGTAGAACAATTACAAAATATTTTATTAGATAAATTTCCACAGATTACTAGACGCATTTTTAATTTAAAAGGATGTTTTGTTATTGTATTTTTATTATTGATTGTTTTTAATCAATATGCGACTACTATGATGAATAATTTTTTCATAGCAATTTTAAGTGGTAAAACGAGTAATCTATTAGTAGGAGTCATGTATTTTGCTTTGATCATTGCCTATTTCTTTGGAACATATAATTTTGGTTATATTGAAAAAACGCCTGGATTTACTTTTCATAGTTATGCGGATTATGTATTTGGTATTCCTTATACTTGGATTACTGGACTCATGCGGTTTATAATGCTTATGTTGATTAGTGTTCCTATCGGTGGAATGCTATGTATATTTTATTTTTTATATCAATCATTTTGTGGTATCATAGCGAATGTCGATTATCTAGAACCATTTGGATATTTCTTAGGAAAGGAACATAATTCATTTAGTAAGATTAACGATTATATAAAGAATAATAACACGAGACATGATGATAATATATTCAAAAAAGCATTCAATTTAATCTTCGATTATTATTTATACAAATATATTTTGAATTTAGTCTTTATCATTATGTTCATATTTGCTCTTGTTGATTATAATAAAAATTTACAAAGCTATAATTTGAAAATTTCCTTGAATTTTATTACAATTGTATTGATTATCATGTTTTTCGTCGGTACATTAGGGGTATTCAGTGATATAAAAATACCGGAAGTTCCTGAACCGTTAGAAGAAGAAAAAGAAAAGGATGAAATGGGATTTTTCGATTATTTAATGAAATTTATTAAAGACTTAGTAGATGATGTTGTAAAACCATTATTGGACCAAATACCTGGAATGCCTGGTGCGAACGGAATGCCTGGGGTACCTGGAATCCCTGGTGCGAATCAAACTTCTGGAATATTACCACCAGGTATTACGCAAGAAGATGTAAATAAAGTAAAAGATATTCAATCAAAGTGGAATAAATAAATTCGTAATAAACTACATAAAAATAAATATGTAGTTTATAAATAAATGGGAAAACAAAAAAAATATTATCCATTTGTAAGTGTATGTACTCCTACATTTAATCGTCGTCCATTTATTGAAAATATGTTTCAATGTTTTCGTAATCAAAATTATCCAAAGGACCGTATAGAATGGATTATTGTAGATGATGGAACGGATAAAATTGGGGATTTAATCGCAAAATCGAAAATCCCTCAAATCAAGTATTTTACTTTACCCGAAAAAGTTCCTTTAGGAACGAAACGTAATTTTATGCATAAACACGCAAAAGGAACGATTATCGTATATATGGATGATGATGATTATTATCCACCTGATCGCATTTCTCACGCAGTAGAAAGGTTAGAAAGTAATAAAGATGCTTTGTGTGCCGGTTCTAGTGAAATTTATATTTATTTCAAGACGTTGAATCGTATGGTTCAATGTGGTCCTTATGGTCCTAAACATGCTACCGCTGGAACATTTGCTTTCCGTGCTGAATTATTACAACAAACACAATATGAAGACCACGCTGCTTTGGCGGAAGAACGCGCGTTTTTGAAAGATTATACAGTCCCCTTTGTTCAATTAGACCCTATGAAAACCATTTTGGTTTTTTCACACGAACACAATACATTTGATAAACGTAAAATGTTGGAAAATCCTCATCCTGATTTTTTAAAAGATTCGCCAAAAACGGTGAATGATTTTATCAAAAACAAAAATGAAGAGGGTATCAAAGATTTTTTTATGAATCAAATCGATAAATTGTTAGAAAATTACGAAGCTGGATCACCTAAGATGAAACCTGATGTCTTAGAACAAATAAAAAAGATTGAAGCAGAAAGGGCTGAAATGCTACGTAAAGCAGAAGAACAACAACGTGCTATGAGTGGAAACCAAATTATATTACAAAAAGATGGTGAACCTCCTCAAGTATTGACTGCTCAAGATGCCGTGAATATTATGCAACAACAACAACAATATATAGGTGAATTACAAAAACAACACGCAGAGAAAGAAAACCGTATTAAAGATTTAGAAAGCATGGTTCTACAATTACAAACACAGATTATTCAAAAAAATAAACAAAACAACCAAGTATCTCCCGTATCCCCTCCACCTGCTGAAATATTAGTAAAAGATGGTAATGATATAATTAATATCGCTCCACAAGATACGAATGAAACGCCAAAATCTACGCCATTGATTACAGTAGAAGCTGATTAAGCCATATTCGTTTATATTATATATAATATGTATAATACATAATATATAATCATGTATTATTCACAATGTCAAGAAGATGAATACTTAAATTTAAAATATTTCAAAAATAATAAGAACGGTGTATATATTGAATTAGGAGCGTTAGATGGAGTATTATATTCAAACACTAAATTTTTTGAGGATTCATTACATTGGAAAGGAATACTCATTGAACCACATCCAAATAAATTTGAATTACTTAAGAAGAATAGACCCAACAATTTCTTATTCAATGATTTAGTTAGTTCTAATACCGAACCATTAAAATTTAAATATTTCGTAGATTTTCATGCGGCCGTTTCAGGTGTAGAAGATACATTATCACAATTTCATTATGATGAATTTTTCAACGAATACAATAAAGTATTACCACAAGATACTATATATATCAAGCCTAGAACACTTACCGATATAATCAAATCTACAAATATTACCTATATTCATTTTTTATCATTAGATGTAGAAGGTCATGAATATGAAGTATTACAATCTTGGGATTTTTCCATTCCAATTGAGTTGATAATGATGGAAACTTTAGGAGTTCAACCCGAAAGAGAAGAACTATGTAGACAAATATTGTTAAACAATGGTTATACTTTCATAGAAAAATTCAAACATAATGAAATATATATCATGAGCAATTTATACGTATAATACCATTTAAAAAAATATTCTTTATATTATAATGTCTCATAATATAAACAAAATTTTGTATATCAATCTCGATAAAAGAAGTGATAGAAAAAGCGAAATTGAAACGGAACTATTAAACTATGATTTACTAGAAAATTCAGAACGTATTTCCGCTATATGCACCGAAGGACAAGGTATTCTAGGTTGCACTATGTCTCATCTAAAAGCCATTCAATTCGCCAAAGAACGTAATTATGAAAATGTACTCATTTTAGAAGATGATTTTAAATTCATCATTTCGAAATCAGACTTTGAGAACCTTCTTGCTGATTTTTTCAATAATCGCATTCCTTATGATATATGTATGATTTCGTATAATATACAAACATGCGAAACAACATCTTATTCATTTTTATATAAAATACTCGAAGCGCAAACCGCTTCCGGATATATGATACATAGTCAATTCTATGATAAAATAATTGAATTATATGAATGGGCTATTCCTCTTTTACAAAATACAAGAGAACATTGGAATTATGCGAATGACCAATGTTGGAAACGATTACAACCTATTTCGAATTGGTATTGTTTTTCCCCTAGATGCGGAATACAAAGACCTAGTTATAGTGATAATACTGAACGTTTTGAGAACCTTCTTTGTTAGTCGTCTTCTGAATCTTCGTCTAAATCTTCGTCGATTGTCGTTACTATATCTTTTTTCACATTTTTATCTAAATATCGGTATATTCGCTTAATATCCAATTTACTAATATTGTAATTTTCAAATAATTTCAATAATTCAGTCATTTTATCCACCTGATTACAAAAGTTCTCCCCATAGTGTAATCTTAATTCCTGAAAAAATGCCATTAAATCTTTTTTATCCATATCTAATTCCTGCGACAAATTATAAATAAATAAAATATTATTGTATTCGGTTGAATATTTAGTGAGAACTTTGGTAAATCGAATATCGGTAATTTGTTTCGCTTTGGGAAAATGGTCGTGATACAATTTATTATTATAAAATGTCTTCATCAAGGAAGACATTTCGTTGAACTGCCATATTTGATTCTGAAATGTAATTCGGTCAATATAATCGGCATAACATATATTATCCAATATTTTCAAATAAAATGGATATGATTTTTCGGGTATTGTATCATTTAATACATCTACAATATTCTCATGCCACAATAATGCGACAATTGTTCTATCGGTTTCATTCATAAATTTATTATGTTCTTCCATTTTCATCTGCGTTTCTAATAATGTTTGCGTTATTTTTTTGGAATCTTCATTATACGATTTCGTTTGTAATATATTGTCAAATAATTCGTTATTCAATATATCGGGCTTTTTGTGATAAATATCATGAATAAATATCAGTTTTCGTAAATCTCCTTGAATGTAATTTACAATGTTCTCTTTCAATTTAGATTTATTTATTGGGATATTCGGCATAATTGTTGTTATTAATTTATTGATTTGTATTTTGGTCGGTGTTTGTAATTCAAATGTATTACATACTTTCATTAATTCACGCATTTTTTTGTCCATATAATAATTTCCAATACATATGATCGGATTCATCGTCATATTTTCTAATCTTTGTTTTTTCGTTTTCTTTTGCCTTATGAGTTTTATCAATGCGGTTATACCCCCTTTATCGCCATTATTCATTCCATCGATTTCATCCATGATAATTGCGATTTTCTTCACTTGTTTCGTCATCATTTGGAGAACATTGCGATTTGATATATTATTACTCGTTATTGTATCAATTAGCGATTTATTACGAACATCACCCGCATCGTATTTTATTACATCATAATTCAACTCTTTCAATAATTTCATTACAAATTCACTTTTCCCTGAACCAGGAGAACCATAGACATATATACCTTTTTTGAATTTTATATTTTTACAATTATCGTCGAATGATAATAATAATGACTTGATTTCATTCGCTATTTTATCCCTCTCAAAAATATGATTTATATTTATATTTTGCATATGGTTATTTATACTTACTATATTTACATCATTTTTTATTTTATATATTTAAACGCAATAGATAAAATAATTTATTTTCCAAATGAACTGAAGTCGGCTGTGATAGGCATAAAATTACTGGATCTTGACGGTAAAGCGCCATAATAGGAATAAATATCAGCATTTGTTGTTTGTGTTCCATATCTTGGTTGACCATTTTGTGTTCCATAATTATTATTTGTCTGGCCAATATACATTGGGTTTGGCGTTAATACATCCTTGGCTAATCCAACCGCTCCTCCGACGGTATCTTTTACTAATCCAACCGCTCCTCCGACGGTATCTTTGGCTAATCCAACTGCTCCGCCGACTGTTTCTTTTGTTAATCCAACCGCTCCTTTTACTGTATCTTTTGTTAAGTCAACTGCACCACCTACTGCGTCTTTTCCTAAGTCAACTGCTCCTCCCACCGCAGTACGTACTATATTTTTATCTTTTATTGTATCAGCTACCACTGTATTTCCATTGGTTGTTAATGTTCCCGAACCTCCATTTCCACCACAATTCGCACAAACACCTCCGGTTGTTCCTGTTGAACACGATGGGCATGATGGACATGATGGGCATACAGGGGGAACGATTTGTGTTTTTAGTATATAATCTTCGGAAAATTCGTCATTAGGGTTGTTTAATGAAGAACCTGAACTTTTTTTCCAAAACCAATACCACTTGAAATATTCAGAAATGTAACTATCCGAACCTTGTCCTAATAATGAAGGAATACTTCCACTTGTTGTACTAGCAGTTGTAGTAGCAGTTGTAGTAGCAGTTGTACTAGTAGTTGAACCTGAACATGAACCGCCTCCGATAGGTATTACATAATTTGCGTTTCCATTGACTAAATTATTCGAATTAAATCTGGCTACATTTGCTAAATAATATTGTTTGGTCGTAGAATTATAATTCACAATCGCGACAATTGTATTTGTAGCAGAACTACAATATAAAACCATCTTTTGACCAACTGAATCAAATACCACCCAAGAATTATAACCGACATTTAGAACTGTGTTTGCGGCAATTACGCTTTTTGCGGCTTCACTTATACTTCCTGAAGTAATTGTATAAGAACGATTTGACCGATCATAGATAATTCTTGAACTATCTGATTGTTTTATTACCAAATTCGCATTACTAATATCATAGTTGACGTTCGCACTTAATTTATACAAATGTTTATTCGCATCATACGCGGTATCCTTTACCAATTTATTAATATCGGAATCTGTATCAGTAACACTGTTTGATATACTAATCGCAGAATTGGTATATAATATTTGATCCATCACTGAACCAGTTCCAAATAAAAATGTTCCTATATTTGTGTTTGTTGTATTATCAATTACATGAATATACGTATTTGTATCCCATGGAATATATAAGACACTGTATTTATCGGTATTTGCCGATTGTGTTTGGTATGAAAAAGAATTATATGAAGGGGCTTTCGTAGGTATTCGACTTTTATCGGTATTGACTGCTGAAACTACTCCATTTGTTACTATTGAAGCATATCTCTTTGTATCCGCATCTCTTGAAGTTACATAGACATTCGTTATACTTGTTCCAGTCAAATCAGTGTTTCCGCCCACCGCATTGCCATAGGTGGTTGAATCTACTTCAATTAAATTCGCATTGTTATTATCGACAAATATATTATCATATAACTTATACACATGGGTTCTTGACGAATATTGTGGAATTTTGATGGTTTCTGATGAATTTTTTGATTGCGCGAAACTAACAAACCCTTCCAAATTCAACAGTTTACCAAATATCACAGATACGACTAAAACTATCAACAATATCAAAAATAATATTAATGGTGATATTTTAAAAGACATTATTTATAAAAGTATAAAATATACTAGGAAAATATATGGTAAAATAATAAAAAATTGATTTTATTATATTCATGAATATACATTTTATCAACGACCATGTCTAAAACTACTAAACCCCGTAATCCTCCACCGATTTTAGACCGATGTTATAATTCTACCAATAAATTTGAACTATGTATTGATGAAGTAGGCCGTGGCTGTTTATTCGGTCGAGCTTATATCGCTTGTGTCGTTTTACCTAAAGATACATCATTCGACGGAAAAGACATCAAAGACAGTAAAAAATTCTCGTCTAAAAAAAAAATAAAGGAAGTTTCTGAATATATTAAACAAAACGCTTTGGTATGGCATGTTGAATTTGTTGAAAATAATTTAATTGACGAAATAAATATTTTACAAGCGGTTATGCGTGGGATGCACGAATGTATTCGCAATGTTATTTTAAAATTAAAAGAAAAAGGATTCGTTGGAAAAGATATATCATTAGAAAGTGAATACCAAAATGAATGTATGGCGATTATTGACGGCAATTATTTTACGCCTTATTGCTATTTTAATGAAAAAACCGAAAGTCTTTGCGAATTACCTTCTGCGACAATAGAACAAGGCGATGCTAAACATATGGGTATCGCCGCTGCTAGTATTTTAGCCAAGGTTGCTCGAGATGAATATATCAATGAATTATGTATTGCTCATCCAGAATTAATTGAGCGATATGCGCTAGATTCAAACGTTGGGTATGGAACCAAAAAACATTTTGAAGGAATTCATACTCATGGAATTACAAAATGGCATAGAAGAACATTTGGTAATGCTTGTAAAAATGCGAAAATCAATGACATCTTATAATAAGGGTTGTTCTAAATTATTGATATATCAATTATCAATAATTTATATATAGTCGTCAAAGGTCATCATCATGATCCTCTTCATCAACAACTACATTATTATTTTGTACACCATTTGAAAGTAATGTAATATCTGTTTCTTTTACTTTTAGTTGTTTTTTCGTTTTATTCAAATATATATCAAATGTATTATCACCGTAGTCACGTATGACTATACCGTATTCGCCGTTGTATTCAACACTACTATTTACTTCTATGCGTGGTTCTAATTTTATAGAATATGATATATTCTCATCTTTAATACGAATGTTAGGCTGATTATTAAATTTATCTAAGAAATAATTAAAATCGTCCAGATTATATTCATTATTTTTTATCGCCTCTTCGTATAATTTTTTAAATGATGCTTCAGTCATCGTGTTAATTAAATTATCTATAACTGAATCAAATACAATACAATAACGTTCGTAACGGTTTCTAACATCCGTATGATAATCTGTAATCATTTTCGATACATAATCGTATTTGCGTTTAAGAAATTTAGCACGAAACCCATTGCATATTATAGGCGCGTCCTTATCGTTTTCATCAGTAATTATATTCTTATCATCTATCATCTTAATCAATATATCTTTTGTAGACCACCCTGCATTTATATTTTCTATTATTCTTTGCCTGTACTGAGTGAAAAATAAACTATTGGATACAGTACCCATACTTGTAAAAAAACCGGCTACCAAAGGTATAACACCTATAGCTCCTGCCGTAGCCGCGATTGATGTTCCAACTCCTAATATTACCATAACCGCCGCAAGATTAACTATTATTGCGTTCCAATTCTCTTTATCTTGTTTCGTTAATTTTTCTATATTATTACCAGATACTTTTAAATCATAAAATGATAAATAATTGTATTTATACATAGAATATAACACAAACATTTCTGCCTCTGTATTACGAACATATTGTTCATTATTGAATATAATACCACTTCCTTTATATTTTAACTTTTTTGTAGAACGACCTATATTGCGATGATTTTTTCCAAATCCACCGGTATTCTTCATACTTTTACCCATACCTATAAAATTAGCGACCCCCTTTAAAGTTTTAGCAGTATCATACATGTTTCTAGCTGTGTTCGAAGCGAGACTATAACCATGTCTTACCACGTTTCTAGTAATTCCAGTTCTATTATAACATGTATATAATTGTAGCGTAATTTCTCTTAATACCTGTATACGTCTTTTTTCTAATAATTGTTTATTTTTTAATGCTATGTACTTAATTGTAACACAATTTACAATTGTTTCATACCAAGCATTTTTTAATGTTATATAAACTTGTGAAGTCGTTAATCTATCATAAATACGTGTTTCCATATATGTTTGTATAGCATTTGTATACTCATCTAAATTTAAAGTTGTATCTATATTTAATAAATAGTTAAATATGTTTTCATTTACAGTATTTGCGGTACCATCTTTTAAACGATTTTTTGTATATACTTTATCCGGCACAAATATATTTGAATTTTTTGGCTCTTCTATAACTAAAAATTCAAAGCTAAAACCATTATAACCTAATAAGGTTTCATTTAATTCTCTTCTACCTAATGATAATGTATCTTTCACTAATTGCGTATACTCTTCTTCTTTTTTTTCTGTAGTACCCCAATCTGTTTTATAGTTATATCTATACCAACGCATAAATATAGTTGCTATTTCTGGAAACCATGGTCTAGTTATAGGAGTATGTCTATTTGTATCATTTTGTGAACTCATTATTATATATATATATTTATATATTTATAATAAGGGTTGTTCTAAATTTGTTTTATCGGTTTCCGACTGTTTTTGTATTGGATTTTTTTCTTCAATTTCAACCACGATACCATCATCTAAATATTTACCGTCTTTTATCAATTGTATATCTTTCATCAGTTTTTTGGAAATATTATTATTCGTTTGTTCAAATATATTTATCAGTGATGCTAAAAGGTTCAATCCAATTCCTAACCATATGTATGTTCTCGCATTATTTCCGGCTGCGATTGTGGTAGTTAGGATTCCAGCGGTTTGAACTATATGAAATAAATATACTAATACCATATTTGTCTCGTTTAGACATTGGCGTTTTTTCATAAATCGTTCTAAATCACTTATGACATTGTTGTCGAATATATGTTTAATTTGTGCAGGTATGTTCTTGGCGGGTTCCATTATATAATTACCACATTTTTGTTTGCAACATTAAACGAAATTTCTACAAACAAAATTGAAAATATATTATATATTTATCTATATAATATATCCACTATGAATCCAAACATCAATCTAAGAAAAGGACAACGCTATTTATTTTATGAACAAGCCCCCTATTACGAACATGAAATAAGTTTTCGAGCAAATTTTATAGCTATCCTAGGCGAGACATTGTTAGTAAACACATCAGAAACTGAACGGGCAAACACTACTGTATTAAGTGTCCCAATCGCATGGATTACACGTATAGAAACTCTGGAAGATATTCTAACCGTTGATTCTATATCCTTAACTATTTTACCGGGTGATGTATTAAATATTATTGATACGTATATCTAGAATAATTTGTCTATTTCATTCCTACCAATATTTATATATTTCGTTTCTTTATCCATTACACTATATCCTATTAAAAATTCATTGATTTCTGTATTATATACAAAACCTAACGTATATTCAACTGGTTGTTTTTCAAATGTAAATAATGTAGAATATTTTTTTACTTGTAAAGTATTTCTATCCAATACGACAAAGCAATGATAATAATAACGACGACTTTCATAACTTACGATATGTGTTATAAACCATATTTCTTCTCCTATCACGATTCCATTCGTTGACCCTCTCATATATTTGAAAAATTCGGGGGTTTTATGTTCGTTTGTAATATTTAATAATGATACCGATGAAAATAATTCAGCGTCCTGTTTTGTGATAACTTCACCTATAGTTAACGGATACCATTTATATACCATTTTCATTTGGTTCTCTTTGTCTATAAATAAAACCCAATTCTTTTCTACTCCTTGTTGATATTTCGTTTTCAATAAAGTAGAATTCAACTTCGTTTCTTCGTTGAAATCTATACATCCATATTCGACTTGTATATTACCCGTTGCTATACACCGATTCCCGGAATAATATACCTTATCATTATGATATAATAATCTTATATCTTCTACACCAACGTATAAATCGTCATATTGTGTTTTATAATGAAATATAAATTCTTTTGTGTTTTTCCATGGACGAGAACTTGTATCCATTAATGAAATAACATTTATCGTATGTATATTTTCACCATTTATGTATTCGCCCTTTTCTCCTATATGATAGTTAACATAACGGGTATTTACTAACAATTCTTTACCATCGGTTTTCCAACATAATGACGGGGTGCTAGAAACAAATTCGGAAGGTATCGCGGTTGAAATGTTGATACTTTCATTACCCGATTTTTTATCCACTAATTTGGGAGTATAAAATTTATAATTTGTAAATACATTTTTTAATATTGCGTCTTCAATTGTGGGACACGCCATTATTTTCATATTTATTTCATTCATATTATAGTTACTCCAATTACAATAATAACCAATGATTGATAATTCATAATCCAATTTATAATCATATATATCTTTTTGTAAAAATAAATGGTCATAATCCGTTTTACGAGATTTCTCATAATTCGCCAAACAATAATACATATATGCGGTATTGTATTGTCCTTTCATTCGGTAATACATTACGATTTCATAGAGGTTCTCTATTCTTTCCGGAAAATATTGATATCCTTCCATCCAACTATGTATTGCTTTCGGCATATTGTCTAAGTCTTTATAACATTTTCCCATCGAATAGTAAGAATACCATACTTCTTCTTTCCATCCACCTATTTTTATTCGTTTTTTATATGTTTCTATCGCATTTTTCAATTGACCCGCATCTTTATAACTATTCGCCAAATAATACGTATAACGGTCATTGTTCGGGTTCTCTTCCAGACCTTTTAATAACAAACGAATATCTCTAATAAATTTTTCTTCTTTTGAACCACCATCTCCTATATCATTGATAAATATTTCGCTCCTTGGAATGGTATGATATCTAAAATGAGGCGGAGGATTTACATATTCATGTGTAACCCCCCAATATGAAATTCCAGGAACATTTCTTACCATTCTAACATTTTTATATAAAAAGGAAGGAGAACCTTGAAATAAATGATACAATTCACAATTCAATTCTTCTTTGAATTTTGATATAGATAACGATGGTGATATTTCCAATATCATATCCGCATCCAATAATAGTATATAATCCGCATTCGGCATTCCCAAACACGCTTGTAAAGCAAATGTTCGATTATAACCGAAATCTTTAAAAGGTTCTTCTATTATTTTACCCACAATATTCTGTTCATTGAAATATTCTTCAATTAATTCTTTCGTGCTATCTGTGCTACCTGTATCACAAATACAATAAGTATCTATGATTGGTAATACTGACTCCAGTAATCGCAATATGATTTTGCTTTCATTCTTTACTATCATATTCAAACATATTTTAGGCATAATGATTTGTATATTTTATCTATTCTAATGTTTAATAGTTTTTCAGCAAAATTATTTTTCCATATATATATAAACGATATACTATAATGGCTTTTACAAGATTTCACGATGATACAGCAAGAATCAAAAAACAAGTAGAAGAAAGCACCTTCACTGGACGTTATAGATTAGATACTCCTGGACCTGGATTAGATTTGCCTTTTCTAGAAGACCCGCAATTAAGACTTCAAGGATGGGGTGCGAATTTTAGAACAAATACAGTAAATTTAGAGAGTGATTTACTAGGATTAACTCGTCCGTTAAATAGAGATTTAGTAGATATCAACGATTATAAAATACATTCTATTTCTAGTTCTCAACCTTCATATCGTTCCGCAGACCCGTTTGTTCAAGAAAGTAGAGCCAGTCATCCTGCTTGGATGTATAAAGATATGGATCATACCCGTTGGGAAAATCCATTTTTAAATCCGTTGAATGGTTTAGAAAAAGGTTTCAATGAAAATATACAAACCCGTATTTTAGAAAAAGATTTATTCACTCCCAAAATACCTATGGTAGTTGCTAATCAACATACGGATTATTATTTAACAGGTGGTTCTATTTGTATTGGGGGAAAAGACAAAGTTTGTCCTGGAACACTTTATCAAAATAGAATTCGGTAATTTAGAGTAGATGTATAAAAATATTATATAAATGTAATATAATTATATAATATAAAATGGAACTTGCTATTCCCGGAGTTGCTCTTGGATTATTATATGTAGTCTCTAATCAAAATAAAAAGAATGAAAATTTTACCAATAAGCAGAATGAATTACCGAATACTGATCTGCCTAACCGCAATTATCCTTCTGAATATCCAGTCGTTTCCAATGAAACCGACCAAACAAGTCAATTATCTACTGTAAATCGTTTCGATAATACCGGAGTATATACAGATAAATATTTCAACCCGAACAGCGTATCAAATATTGTGAATTCATTCAATCCTACTAGTACACAATCAAACTATTATTCATTAGCTGGAGAAAAGGTTGACCGTAGTTATTTTGAACATAACAACATGGTTCCCTTCTTCGGTAGTAATATTCGTTCTCGCCACGTTGAAAATAATTCATATGAAAGTGTTCTTGACAATTATGTCGGTTCAGGTTCTCAAACAATTGTGAAAAAAGAAGTAGCCCCTTTATTTGCTCCTTCTGAAAATCAACAATGGGCTCACGGTGCTCCAAATATGACTGATTTTTATCAATCGCGCGTAAATCCTAGTATGCGCATGGCGAATGTAAAACCTTTTGCGGATGAGAAAGTTGCTCCTGGTTTAGGTTTAGGTTATACGACGGAAGGTTCTCAAGGTTTCAATTCGGGTATGATGATGCGTGATTCATGGTTACCTAAAACCGCAGATGAACTACGTGTGGATAATAAACCAAAAGCAGGTGGTTTATTGATGGTTGGGCACGAAGGACCTGCGAATAGTTTTATCAAAAATATGGCGACCGCAGAACAAATGGGACGGGTAGAGAAGAACCGTCCTGAACGCGCATTTGAAATGGGGCAAGACCGTTTATTCACGACTACTGGCGCAGTAAAAGGAGAAACATTACAAGGTATTCCTAGTACCTTTTATAAAGATACCGCGCGACAACATTGTACCACTGATTATACCGGTGGTGCTGGATATCAAAATCCGGCTGAATATATTCCAGGTGAATACATGCCTTCACATAATCAACAATTTGGTGAAGTTCCTATGGCTGGCGCAAACGCAAATGGCCGCAATTATGCGCACGATAATGATTATGATATGAAAGCCAAACGTGCTTATCCGAACAATCGTAGTTCGAACCATCAAGATAGTTATTTTGGTTTGGTAAGTGGAAGTTTAGGTGCTGCGGTTGCTCCATTGTTAGACGTATTGCGCCCATCTAGAAAGTCAAATGTAATTGGAACATTACGACCATATCAAAATCCAGGCACAGTGGTTCCTGAATCATATATTTTCAATCCTGCTGATAGACCAGCACCAACAATTCGCGAAACTACTGAAAATTCGAAATTTCATATGAACGTTGAACGCAATCAACGAGGCGGTGCGTATGAAGTAAGTCAACATCAACCTATTGATAACAATCGTCAAACAACTGGTGATTTTTACTATGCGGGTGGTGCGGGTGCGGGAGATAGAACTCGTCAAATGAAATCATATGAGGCCGAATACAATCAACGTAATAATGATATTAAAAGTTCTACTATCGCAGGCAGAATGGTACCTGGTAATATGAGTTTAATGAATGGAAATATTAATATGCGTCAAGTTACTCGTGATGATTATTTGAAAAACAAACGCGCGGCGGCTGGAAATATGCCTTATCAATCCGCGGATGTCGCCAACATGGGTAGATTACAAGGGCAAAATCAATTATATCAAAATATCCAAATGGATAGAAACAATAGTGATATATTTGATGCTTTGAAATCGAATCCTTATGTGGTCGACTACAAAAAAGCATTGTAAATATATAATTTCATGTACTACATCAAATTATCTACGTCAGAATTTTTTATATATCTTTGGATATCACTATTTCGCGGAGAACATTTTTCATAATTTTATCGCGGTATTTTGTTTCTTGCTCATCGCCAAAACCACCCAATGCTACCATCGCTATCTCATTAAAATGGGTATTTGCTGTAGTATTGTTCTCCTTACATTCTGGATATTTCTGTTGCCACTCTTGAACTTGATTTAAATTCAATTGCGCGATACTATTGATCGCCCATTTCAATTTCTTCTTTTCTTGGTTCTCTTTCTCCCATGTATCATTGTCTTTAATGTATACGGTCTCGCGCTTTACATCGGTACAATGAAGAGGACGACGTTCAACTTCTAAACGTTTTAATTCATTGATGAAAATACGTGAAATACCGTCTACAAAACCTAAACGACCTGTCGTTTCAAAATCTTGGGTAGTTAATTTAATAGATTGAATGAAATCTTGAATATTCATCGCATTTTTACAGGTTTCATTCAGAAAAAAATTCAAATTGAATTGAGTATTGTTTGAATTTACCATACTGGGCTTTTTAGCTAATTCTATGATTTGCTTATGATGCTCGGCATTTTGTTCTAATATTTGTTTATTCTGTTCTAATAATTTATTTTCTTTTTCTAATAACTGGTCCTCTTTCTCTAATAATTTATGTTGTAATTCTTTCGTTTGTTCAATAAGAACATTTTGAATTTCTTTACTTTGTTTGATAACTTCTAAAATCAAACTCATTGGAATATTATTTGTAATGCTTATTTTATTATCTATTATGTTATTTGTTTGTTTATTATCTATAGAAGGAGATATTTCATCGGGTTGAACTGTATGTTCTTCTATACATTTTTTTCGATGTTTCCATAAACCACTCTTGGTAGTGAATTCCTTATCACAATGTTCACATTTATTAGTATTTTTACGTATTGTTATTCCATCTGTATTTTTTTTATGTTTTTCACTTGATAAATGGGTTTTATAGTTTGATATTTTATTGGTACAATAATTACATGTATTACACACAAATTTGGCTAAATATTCATTTCCTTGCGTTTCCAAATAAGCCGATTTATGTTTTTGGGTTGATAAATGTTTCAAATAATTAGAATTACAATACGTATTATAATCACATTTTTCACAATAAAAAACAGAAACTTTTTCTGGCTTAAATTCTTTTTCCATTTTATGTATTTTTGGAAATATAAATAAGCCTCTAAATTATTTTTCAAACAATTAACAAAAAATTTTATGCAAACAACATTTTTCGTACATAATCACTTTTACTGCATTTTACTGCAAAATCGATTTTTTCATTTTTTCTGAAAAAAGTGATCGGCCCTTTTTCAAAATTGGACATTTTAAAAATGTCCATTTTTCGAAAACCTCGACTACTTTATTTTTTTGACTTTTACACTGAAAAATATATAGATTTTATGGTAATAATAGGGAGACTATTTATGCTTTCTGAATCAACTATTTTAAAAATCAACTATTTTTCAGTGTAAATAGTAGAAAGGAATTTTGAAGGATTTTATATAAAAATGAAGAAAAATTGAAATCTTCATTTTTATTCTAACTAATGATAAAAAATGGATTTTACCAATCTGCGAAAAATTGCGTTCGAGGATTTGATACCTGGAAATAAATATTATATTCAAAAAATAAAATTCAATGAAAAAGACCCTGGAACCGACCAACAATATGGGATTATGAATGGATATGAGATAATCAATGATGAAAAAATATATGCTGTATTCAACAATATATACGATTTTAAGAACCCGTATACAAATGAATATATGAATAGTGGAATGGGTACTGGTGAACATTGTGCTTATCGATCTAAATATTGGTTTATCTTTTATGAACCAAAGCAAGCGACTTATAACACACAACAAAATGAATTATTGGGAAAAGTCGTCGAACAATTTACAAATGATAAATATATGGGTGAGTATATTTCAAAACAATGTTGGTTAGGTATCAAAAACGAACGTTAATAAAGATGTATACTTATCATGATGAAAATAACGCCGACATATTGATCGCTTCTATATTATGTTCGGGTTCTTTAAATAATTTCATTATCATATCGTCATCTCTGAACCGAACCGTATAATCCTGTTGAATTTTATTTCTACCAATTCGTCCCATTGCTTGTAATGTTTTTTGTTGGGTCATATTCATTAAATCTTTACCTATGAAACCATGGCTGAATTGATAATTCGTTCCATAGATATAATCACTCGAAGCAATAATGATAAACAACCGTTGAGCATCTGCCAAACGTTTCATAATTTCCATATAATGAATATTTGGTTTTTCCATAAATATACCGATACCTAATAACAACAATACTTTTAAATTATTATCTATACCTAACGACATGATCATTTTTGTTGTATCATCATCAATATTCGCCAAAAACGCATTTTCATAAACTTCTCCAGTAGGTGTCCATATTTGTTGATGTGGTTTGGAATTTGGAATATAGATTGGATCTAATGTTATTGTGCGGATTTCTCCACGCAACCGATTCATTTCATCCATCATTTTTTGGGTATGATTCGTTAATCTATCACTTTCCGACGAGCTCGCCGATGTATCTTTATTTGAACTAGATTTTTCGATCAACCCAGTTGATTTATGTGTTTTACTATCTGAAGTAAATGTCTTACTTTGTTCTTCGCGAATGAAACTCTCCAAGGTTTCTATTTTTTCGGCGATTTCATTGTTTTTACTTATTTTCGCAATAATGGTCTGAAATACAATGGATGATATATTGGATTGTTGTATATAGAAATTACCAATCTTTTTCACGTCTTCAGTTAAGAATATAGTTGGTCCATCAGTTAATGTATGTGCGTCCGCAGTCGTTAATAAAATACCACTCGTCGCGGATGTTTTCGTTGATAATTCATTGGCTGTACTTAATGTTCTAGTTAATACGGTATTTGATGTTGGTTTATTTGCTTCCATACTGGTCGATTTTTTTATATTTGATTTTTCTTTATATTTTCGTTTTTGAGTGGTTTTTATATATAAGTATATCTCAGACCATTTATGTTCGGGAATTTGTTTCAAGAGTAATAAATAATAACTTTTCAACGAATCCATCGTTATATCACTTATGCTTGTAAAATAAAGATCCATTGAATATTCTTCTGGAATATTTCCGGTATCATTTATATAATCAATAAACCGAATGATTTCACTTAGGTCAAAATATCGTAATAATGTTTTATTCCGTATACAATATTCAACACATTCTATTAGTTTGGAATATTCAGAATATAACATATGAGGTAAAACACAATAACCATCTTTGTTTAATATTGGAATTGATTTTTTACAGTCATAACTATTTATCGTATGAATTTCTGCGCCATTGAATCGGCAACGGAAATCAGCAATAACATCCATGATTTCTTCTTCTTTGGGTAATGTAGCGCAAGATAATACCATTTTCGGAATTTTATTTTCAGACCAATTACGATGAATGGTTTGATGTAAATCATGTGTTTCATAATCCAATGTAATCGTTGGTTCATCCCAATAGGTTATGATATTGTCTGCCGGATTAAACGCAAGCATATAATACATCGCGGTCAAATAGGATTGAACATCACAAATCATGATTTCGACTTTGGAACCTTCACTATTGTCTACTTTCGCAATCGCTCCGGAACGATTATGTTTCACATAATTTACCGCAGCAAAATAATGTAAACGAATATCACTCGCGGTTTCACAACCAAACGCAAAGGCAACTTTCTTTTCCATTGAAATTGCGGATTTCGCTAGCGCTAGACCAATATGTCTTGCTACGCATACAAATATAATGCGATATTGATTTGATAAACCAATGGGCGAAAGGGTTTTACCAGTTCCAGTAGGTGCGGTATATAAGATTAATTTAGGAATTTCAGGGGATTGTTTACAGGTAGTGAATAATTGTTTTTGGTGAGGAAATAACGTCAAATCTTCATAAGAGAATAAATAATTGTTTTTTTCAATAAATTCATATGCGTTTTGTATGATATTGCTGATTTTTGTTTGTTTAGAGGTGAACTCAATGGCTTGATTCACAAATTCAATTACATATTTATTGATATTACGAATATTGGTTTTTTTTAATTGTAAAAGAGTATACAAATAAAACGCATAATTACTTTGTTGTTTTTTGAAACATTTTAATAGTTCTTTACATAAATCGATGAGTAAGAATTCGAATATATTTTGTTTGTTTTGTGTAATATTATTTTCGAGATTTTGAATACGGATATTATCCGCACTTTTTAATTTTTTGATTTGAGCACCATTGTTTTTGAATAATTCAAGAGTATTCGGTTCTGTATATTTTTGAATAATATTCTTGATATCTTCACTGAAATATTTTTGAAATAAGAATAATTCAGTTTCAGGGGTTATTTCGATTTTAACAAATGAGAACATCGTTAAATGGTCATTGGAACGAATATTAATATCTTCAAATCCATCAATAATCATTTTCAATATTTTTTTCTCGTCATTCGAAATAGGGGTTTCAATACTTTCCCATTCTTCACGTGATAATTTGCTTTGTGTTAAGTCCATTGTATTATGTATTGATTATATTATTTATTCTTTATTCTTTATTTACATTCAATTTTTTATTTACGTGTATTTTATTTGTATAAAATATAATAATGATATTCTATATATTTGTATAAGATGAACAAAAAAATAAAAGATGATGAAACATTTTGCTCAGATATAGAGTGGGTAATAGGATATATCATTGGTAAATCTGTATCATTTGCTGTAAATATTTGTATTCATATTGTAAACCACACGGTAAATGGTGTGAAACGTGAATTTTTTAATAAAAAATAGTATGTAATATGAAACGACCGGTTCTCCTAAATAATTATACGTATTCGAAAATATGGAGAATTTTCTCTCTACATACATCAACAAAATGTGGATTTATTATGAATTGTTTTTATACACAAATTAGTATAGTAAAATAAATTTAATAAAAATTAAAATTATTTTATGTAGGTGTTTCAATGAAAAAAAGTGTAATAAAATTTATTTAGCAATTTCAACAGAAATTATTTTCTTTGACAAGTATATATAAAAAATGGGTGGAGCTTTGATGCAATTAGTCGCCTACGGCGCACAAGACGTTTTCCTTACAGGAACACCAGAAATCACTTTCTGGAAGGTGTCATACAGACGCCATACAAACTTCGCAATGGAGTCCATTGAACAAACCTTCTCAGGCCAAGCTGACTTTGGTCGTCGTGTTACATGCACAATCTCCAGAAACGGTGATTTAGCATACAGAACATACTTACAAGTAACTTTACCTGAAATCAACCAAGACATGAAGACCACTGGTTCTGATGGTGTCTATGCCCGTTGGTTAGATTACATTGGTGAGCAATTAGTTGCCCAAGTCGAAGTTGAAATTGGTGGCCAAAGAGTCGACCGTCAATATGGTGATTGGATGCACATCTGGAACCAACTTACCCAAACATCTGAGCAACAAAAGGGATATTTCAAGATGATTGGAAACACCACCCAATTAACATACATCACTGACCCAGCCTTCGCCGCTGTTGCTGGTCCTTGCGCATCTGCCGGTGGACCATCCCAAGTATGTGCTCCTCGCAATGCTCTTCCAGAAACCACCTTATACGTTCCTCTTCAATTCTGGTTCTGCCGCAACCCTGGCTTAGCATTACCATTGATTGCTCTTCAATACCACGAAGTGAAGATCAACATTGACTTCCGTCCAATTGGTGAGTGCTTATGGGCTGTTAAGAACTTAACCGCCACAACAGGAACTAACTCAGTCTCTGCTGCTTACCAACAATCACTTGTTGCTGCTTCCTTATACGTTGATTATATCTTCCTTGATACTGATGAACGCAGAAAGATGGCACAAAACCCACACGAGTACTTGATTGAGCAACTTCAATTCACTGGTGATGAATCAGTCGGATCATCATCCAACAAGATTAAGTTGAACTTCAACCACCCATGTAAGGAATTAGTCTGGGTTGTTCAACCTGATTCCAACGTTGATTACTGCGCATCCCTTGAAGGCGGAAACGTCTTATTCAAGACATTAGGTGCTCAACCATTCAACTACACTGATGCTATCGATGCTCTACCAAATGCTATCCACGCATTCGGTGGTCCAGCAGAGACATCTGGCGCTAACGCATTCATCAATGCTTCAGGCTTATTCCAAATGCCTGGTGCTACTGATATTCAAGGCCAATCCGCAACTGCTGATTGGGTTGCTGCATCAGCTTACGAACCATTCATCGCCCAAGGTGGTTCATTATCCGCATCCGGATTATCCGATGCTGGTACATTCGTTCTAGCAGAGACTGCTTTGGACATGCACTGTTGGGGTGAGAACCCAGTTGTAACTGCTAAGCTACAACTTAACGGCCAAGATCGTTTCTCTGAACGTGAAGGCTCATACTTCGATGTTGTTCAACCATTCCAACACCACACCCGTGCTCCTGATGCTGGTATCAACGTATACTCATTCGCTCTTCGCCCAGAAGACCATCAACCATCAGGCTCATGCAACTTCTCCAGAATTGATAACGCAGTTTTACAACTTGTTTTATCATCTGGTGCTGTTGCCGGCACTGCTACTGCTAAGGTAAGAGTCTACGCCGTCAATTATAATGT